TAATTTATGGTATTCAAAATTTATGGTATTCAAAATTTATGGTATTCAAAATTTATGGTATTCAAAATTTATGGTATTCAAAATTTATGGTATTCAAAATTTATTCAAATCTTATTTTTATTCTAGTTCCAATTTCTCTAAAATATGAATAATAATCATCCTCATTCCAAAAAACATTAATAATATTTAAGAAATCTTCCATATGGTTTATTTTTATTCCTCCAATTTCAAATGTTTTTATATTTGAAAGTCCTGCCTTTAGTATTTTTCTATTGTACACACTCCAATTTAATATTCCGCAATCAATAGTATAATCTAAATAAGATGTTTGTAATGATTTTTCAATCTCTTTACACTTCGTTATAGTTGCTGGTAATTTTTCTGTATCAAGTTCAATATTTCCTTTTAATTCACGAAAATAAATAATTTTATTAACCTCGTCTTTAAATAATAAATCAACATCCTTTTTTTTGTTATTAATTTTTTGAACGCCACAATTTAATAATTCTAATTTATGATTAGTTTTTATTAATTCTTTTGATAAGAATTCACCAAGTAATCCAATCTTAATATTAATAGATTGTTCACTGGTCTTTTCGCCATATAATAAATGTGAAATTGAACCAGGTTTAGTAAGTGTTAATTCGCCTTCTAGCCTTTTATCAACCCAAATTATTCCTATTTGTTTTATGTTCGCAATACAATCATCATTTTCAATTACTGGCAAACATGGTTTCGTATCCATTTCTCTATATTGAATTACGATAAGTATTTTATTTATACATAAATTCAATTTTTTTTTAAATAATTGAATTTATGTCCAATCATAATAGCGAACATGATGAAACCATTATAAAGTCATTATAAAAATGAAAGAAATGTGTAATAAAAACACAATGACAAGAAGTATTCAAAAAATATACAAATGAGTTTTAGGTTGAGAATTATATGAAAAGAATGGTATAAATGAAAAAAAATTGAAAACGATTTCTTGTTTATTATGATACATACCCAAAATTACAATTAAGCAATGTCTCAATTTACAAATAACGCCAATGACGATTACATCGAGCCAGAAGAAGTTCGCGCAAGTCATTGTATTGCCATACATCTCAACCGATGTAGCAATGATATAAAAGTGTATCCCATCGTATATCATTATTGTCCTGACACAAAGGATATATCCCGCAGATATATTCCATATAAAACTATAGTTGATGTCCCAATATGCAATTATCATCATAAAAAACTCATTTCGGTTAATGTGTATAACGGCATTTTGCCTGAAATATATGGTTATGATCTAGCAGATGCGCAACATACTCTTACGTGTGTATTGCTACCTGAAGAAGAAGAAAAACTAGAAGACCTCAACATATGCGTGTGTGATACATTCGGCAATAACAAACTTCATAAAGCACTATTAACATACACTTTAGGATTTTATTTTGGCAACGCTCACTACTATTGTGGACATTGTAATAGGAATACACCAGACCGACGCGACCAAGATGACGCCAATATCGCATCTTTGGTTTCAGTTGAGTCAGTAGAAGAAATGGTGCGCGAATCACCACAATTGGTGTTGGAGAGAAATTTCAAGGGAAAAACACCATTACAAAATATTCCTGAGTTTATTGAGTCATTGGAGGTTACATTAGAGTATGCTCGTTATACCAGTCCCTATCAACATGGCAAGGCTCGAGTGAATATTGCAAACTTGGTTTATATTCAAAAAAAAATCATAGAAATTATGGAAGAATACGCAAATTAATTAATTCACTATTTTGTGGAAAATAAATTATATAAAAAAAGAAGGATATGGTAAGTATCTTTTTTAATTTTTATATAATTTTTAGTTCATTTCTTCAAATATTTTAATCATATTCAATAAAATTTCCAATGGTATTAAATATGAAATAAAAACATCTGCTCTTAATTCATTTGCCATGCGGCTCGTCGTTGAGTCGTAGCATAACCAATTCTTATCTACGGAATTCATACGATGTCCTGATATAACAATACATTTACTTGGATCTAATTGTAACATTGGTTCTGTAAATTTATTTGTAAAACTACTTTCTTCGGCTTTCATTAAACCTGGTTCGTGTGAATGATTTATTAAATATTCGCGCTTGTATGCCATGCAATTATTAGTTGAATGATTTTTATCAAACTTTTTAAATTGGAAAAATCTCTCATATGAATAAAAATATATATATGCGTCAGAACATCCGGCAATAAGAGCGGTTGAATTAACTAACCTATAAACTGCATCACTAACACGGGTTGGTGGATAATAATCGTCGTCGTCCATACATACAATAATGTCTCCATTACACGTATTATTTCCAATATTACGCAGATCACTCAAACATTGTTTTTGTTTAAAAGGTACATAAATAATATCCAATTTAAATGGCAATAAAGTTAATGTTTTCCATTGTGAAATAATATATAGTTCATTTGCAGTCGCATCTTCATAATTACGACTACCATCTACGATAACCCATTCGGTTATATTTTTATATAGTTGACTATTTATTAACATAGCCAAGTTAGTCAAACAATTACGCCTTGAATATTGCGTAATTGTTAATATCGAGACACTTGACTTTTCCATCGTGTAGTTATTATTTGGTATTAATTAAAAAATAATAATTCAATTTTATATCAATATTTTACATGTTATAGATAAAAATATATTACATAATTATATAATTATTATGAAATTACTTCGAACACAATTAATTCAATTCATTATTATGGTTATTGTTGGAATGACATTTAATCCCATGAATATTTTAATATTTAAATTTGACCATTTATACTTATCATTAACACTATTTTATGGAGGGCTTTTAATGGCTTCCAATATGATATGGGCGCATGAAGTGATACATTACTTATCGATGGGATATTTTAATAAATATTTATTTTTAATAGGAATATTTTTATCATTTTCAATCACTTTTTTATTATTAAGAAACCAATTATTTATTGACGATAATCAATGGTTAAGAAAAATGATAAGCCATCATTCAACCGCTATATCTACGTCACTTAATATTTACGATAAAACTGATAATAAACAAATAAAAAAATTGGCAAAAGAGATAATCGAAACTCAAGAAAGAGAGATTAATCTCATGAAATCAATGTTAAAACATATTCAATCCAATTAGAACCCAGGCGCATCAGTAAATACATTTGTTACGATTTTCGTTCCGACACATGATGGCATAAACTCACTTATAATATACAGGCCAACAATCGCACTCAAATAAACAATAATCGTGTCACGTATCAAATCTTTAATATGTTTAGTTTCTTTCATAACCATTCTCATTTCAACAAATTTCATCAATAAATAAATAAATGCAATAATACCAGAATGAATAATATATTTTTCCATTATTTATATTATATAATTAATTAATCAACTATTGGCAAACGCAATTAAATTAATACTTCAAAATCAAGAACTGGAGGGTTTAAATTAATTTTAGTGGCGGCCTTGTTCAAATCATTTACATCAAGAATATCCAGTTTAATGGTATCTCCTATAACTAAACGTTCGGAATTATAACCTCCTTCATAATCTTCTTCTTCATCTTGGTAATTTGTCTCGGTGGGTTTTTCTAAATCTTGAAAATTAATTTTATTCTTTGGAGCGTTTATAATACCAGTATTGCCATTTGTATCAATGTATGAATCATTATCAGAGAAGGACAATTTATTTTTTTCATTTCCGCTATCTATATATTCTTTCATAAAACTAGTTGTTTGCTTATATTCTGGAATAACATCTTTTATAGAAGGTGAACCTTTATCAGGTGATGGTTCATTATTTGAAATTGTAGTCGTTTTAGGACTAGGCGTAGGCGTAGAGGCAGGCGTAGGGGCAGGCGTAGGGGCACATGGTTCATCCGCAAGAGGTTCAACAACTTCACTCACCTCTACGTCCTGTTCTTCTGTTTCATCCATATAGGCTCTTAAAATACTCTCTAAAGGAATACTATCACGTATGGCATTTAATATACATTCTTGAATAAGCACTTCAATCTCTCTATTGTTTTTTTGAATTTGTAATGGCTCTATATTTTTTTCAAATAAATAAATATTCGTATATATTTTTCTAGCAACATGAATATAAATTTTATGAATAAAATCACTAATAGATGGAATATTAATATCTATTTTTTTTTGTTTACTACCAACTCGGATACATGTAAGCGCCTTTAACTGAATAATGTGCACGCAAGTAACAATATCTTCTAAATAATGGCAGCCTGAAGTCTCAATTATTCGTGTTTTTTCGGTATCAATAATTGTTTGGTTCCATTTTGGAACACGAGTAAGAAAATTTTGAAATGTCATTAAATATTTGTCTAATTCATTATTATCTTTACATAATTTCCATGCTTCATCGAAAATAGATTTTAACCCTTGCACTATAGTAGGAGTTAATACATTCAATAACCGAGCACACCACTCGTTTTTTGATTCACTTAAACTAGATGTTGAAAAATCATCCATTTTACATAAATGATATATTTTCTAAATCATAATTACAACGTAATAGTAAAAAATTCAATATAAATAACATGAATAATTTTTCATTTCTGAATTCTTTTTTTAATTTATTAAATACAAGTAACATCTGGTATTTATTTATATTATTTATTGTGGTATCATATTCTATATATTTAATAATATCCAAACCGCTATACCCCTTTTCATATAATATATTAACTATATCAATAATTTGTTTATAATGACACTCTGATACATTATTAGAAAAATCTGGGACTTTAAATGGAGCAAACATTTTATCAAGTGTGATATTTATTTTTTTATTATCATGTATTACTTTGAATGTATTATTTATATTATACTTGTGTAAATTTATTCTTGTCCCATTTATGATTGGCTCATTAATAAATATTTCACATAAACGTGATAAAATGGGTTTTAATAATTTATATTTATCTTGAACGATAATAAAAAAACGAGTTGTATGACTAAAAAGTTCAATACAACGACGAAGAGCCGATTGAGCGTCGCTTGTTAATTCGTCAGCGTTTGATAAAACGATTGTTTTAAATTTACAAGAGCCCTCTGCGCTAATATGGGTCTTTGCAAAAAATTTTAAATCATCGCGTATAAATTTAATTCCTTTACCATGAGCACAATTTTCATACATTACATAATTCTTAATCAAATCTTTGTTATTTTTGTAAATTTTTGAGATAAAATGATTGACAATTGTTCTTTTACCACTACCGCTTGGTCCGTGAAAAATGATGTTGGGAATTTTTCCTGAATTTAAAAAGAAATCTAATTTTTCATTTATTTCAGGATGATAATCAATATAGGACATTATAAGAGTAATTCAAACAATTTTTAAATCAAAATAATACATTTAATATATTTTGATTTATGCAATGAGTTCATTGAGGTGATATCCTTCTTTTTCAGCAATTGCGGTTATGATAGCAATTGATTTTATTAGACTCATTTTAATATTCGTGGTTGTATTGAAGAATTTTAAAATTTCTTTATATTTCATTGTTTCTAATTGTTTTTTTTCAATACTTAACATTTCAACCAATTCATTATATGAGTAAGAACTATATGTTTCTGTTGTCCTATATTGAAAATCAGTTAGTAAAGTGTCTTCTTCATTAAAACGCATATGTCCATTTACTAAATGTGGCATTCTTATAAGTTATAATTGTAATATATTTAATATCATTTAACTTTCATTTAATAACATTAATGCCATCGCTGAATAATTATGAAGATCAATCATTGTATCTTTCAATCCTTCATCTTTTATTAAATTTACTCCATTTTTTGTAATTGATAATGAACGTTGTATTTTATCTTCAATGCGCATCAGTACGCCAATTACTCCAAATTTTGCAAACGCGTCACCATAATCCTGATTTTTCTTTTTGAATAATTCTAATGCTTCTTTCTGTATTTCTTGTAATTGTTCGGCTCTATTCATAGTTACAATATCAATGAATGTTTATTATCTTTTTTATTTTTTATCTTATTTTTTATTTTATTCTTATTTTATTTTTTTAACTATTAAGTAAAAACAAATTAAATTTTCAGGAAATTCCATAAATTACAAAAAACATGTTTTTCAAGGAGTCTCGAGGTTTTCCGTTTTGGACATTTATAAATGTCCATTTTGCGAAATGGCCGACTCGCCTCTGTGAAAAACGTGAAAAAGTGATTGTGACCATAATGCTCTCATTTCGTTTTTTCAATGAAAAATGTTGTTACGATAAAATTTATTTATTTTTATATATTTTTAGAAAAAGTATTTAGGCGTTTTTTTATTAGGATATTATACCAATGGATCCTAACGAAAAAGCGCCAAATTACGCCACCAAATATAATTGTGAAAAATGCGCATTCATATGCTGTAAAAAAAGTGATTGGCTGCGACACAACGCAACACGTAAACACAAAATCCTAATAAATCCTAACTATTTAGGAGCAGCAGATTGTGAATTAAAACATTTTAGTTGTATCATTTGTAGCAAAGTTTATAAACATGCGTCAACTTTATCTGCTCACAAAAAAAGTTGCAAGGGTATAAATGAAAATAGTGAAAACATTCTCATAGCCGAATATGATATGAAATCATTAATATTAGACTTGGTAAAAAGTAACTCTGATTTACAGAAGCAAATGATAGAGGTATGTAAAAACAGCAATAATACAATCAATAACAATAATAGCCATAACAAAACATTCAACATGCAAGTGTTTCTTAATGAGAAATGTAAGGATGCTATGAATATCATGGACTTTGTTAGCTCAATGACGCTACAACTCTCTGATTTGGAAGATGTTGGAGAACTCGGATATGTTGAAGGTATCAGTAAAATCATTATAAGAAAACTGAATGAAATGGATGTTTATAAACGTCCAATTCATTGTAGCGACTACAAGAGAGAAGTGATGTATGTGCGTGATGATAATATATGGGAAAAAGAGAATAGCACTTATGACAAAATACGCAAGGCTATAAAATACATAACAAAAAAAAATGGCGATTTAATGATTCCTTGGCGCGATAAACACCCGTCATGTATGAATACAACACATCGGTTAAATGATGTATACTTGCGTATTATGAACCAATCGATGGGCGGAAAAGGCGAGTTTATTGACAGCGAAAATAAGATAATCAAGAAATTATCAAAAGCGGTTTACATTGATAAAGAAAGTTAATATAAACATGATTATATATAAAATACGTAAAAGACAAAATTAAGCCCAGCTAGTTAAACTCTGCGTGTATGGATTGTTTTTAAAGGCATTTAATAATTCAGGCGCAATTCGGTCAGTATTTATATTTTGGTCATAACTTTCAGATACCTTTACACGTCCAATATTATCATTCATCGCCCTTGAAGGTATATTAGAAGTATTTCCGACGGAGCTAGAAACCCACAAACGATTATTATCTCGGTCAGCATCACGCTTACTAATAGAAATATTATCATTTTGATTAAACATTTGAGTTCCGCCTTGATTTGGACGATTCACGTGCGTTTTATTTACATTATTGCGTTGTTTGTATTCTGCCTCATATGATTTTGTCGCATTAAACCCGTTCGATCCAGCAGTTCCAGTATAGGATACATTTGTTGTATCGCGCTGTAAATCAACTGGTTGATGTTGCGTTACCAGATAAGCATTTGCTTTCTGTGATTGAACGTTCATATGATTACAATCCAATTCAGATTCCGTCATTTCTCGAATAGTTGTCTTGGTGCGGTCTGCCGGATTAAATATTTGCCCGTTTGAAACGCTTGTTCCGGCATTTCCACTTGAACGCATGTTATCAATGACATCCTGTTTACGCGTAGGTCTTAATATATCCAAAATTGGAGATACGATTGCTTTTATAAAACCGCCAGCGGGTCCTATATTATTATTGCGTGTAGTGGAACGATTATTTGCAAGGTTACTATAACTTTGTGCTCCATAGTCACCGGTCGTTGGTTTACTTGACCCAACATACGAAGGTGTTGCCAAATCTTGCGCCGCTAATACTGGTCGTCGCGTTGGTTGATATTCGCGATTAACATATGTGCCTCCTGTTTGATTTGCACGAGAACCATAATATTCTGCTGTAGTATCAGTGCGATTGACGTCATGTAATAATTCGATACCGCGTGCGGTTGGTGCTTTTTCAATACCAGTTGTGGTCATCCAGCGTTCTGGTCCCGAAGCATAATATTTATCAGGTAAATGTTTTTCAACCTTTCCTTGGGTCATTGTCGTAGGAGCATTTTTAATATAATGAGAACTTGGTCCTTCATGTCCTATTAAATCATATGACATCTTGGGATTTGTTGCTACTCGAAGTTCGTCAACGTTTTTATCAATCCACATATCACGTGCTTCCATCCCAGAGTTATAACCAGCGCTCCCATTATTGTTATATCCTTGGTTCAATCCAGGTGCTACACGCTGCTCGTCCCATGGTTTAACATTTGAAATTTTCATACTAGGATTTACACGTGATTGAATAAAATCACTTACATTTGGCGAACCATTTGCAAACTGATATCCCTCTTGAGGTTTAAACATTGGCGCTTGCTCTTTTTTAGTTACGAACTGGGAACCTTGTCCTTGCATATTATCTAAAACACTTTCGGCAATATTATTATTAATTGTTGCGCCCCTTACTTTTCCACCAAAAAAAGGAATCATATTTTGATGTTTGAATTTACTTTTATCAATTGGCGAACCAGTTAAGGAAAACGTTGTTTTATTTCCTCCGCCTACGCCGTAATCTGATGTTTGGCGTTGTTCGTGAGAAGCATAATTGGTTTTATCAAAATATTTATCGGTATGTTGGTTTTCATTTACATATGCACTTGTATTATTAGATGTTTTCACATTTTCAGTTAAAGGGAAATTAACTACAGGTCTTGGCGGATTAATACCAGGTAATTCGTTTCTAGTGTTGGTCATATTAGTATAAGATTCAACTTTACTATTTTTTTTTTGTTTTGAAATAACATACATACTGCCTAAGGCAATTAAAGGAACTGCTATTTCGGCCATTTATATATAATAAATATTATATTAATCTTATATTAATCGTCCATTAGTTGTTTTGGCGCTTTTGCAAGAAAAATATCTTTTTCTATGATGCGGGTACTTAAATTATTTTGAAAAGGAAAACAAATATTTTCTTGTGGGTTTAAGTGTAATATATTATATTTGGTTTGCTCTAAATCACGATATTCCCAAGCAGGATGCGTTGCCCTAGATTGATCCGTATAAGGTTTTTGTGTTTTATATTCAAGTTTATTACTTTTAACAGCGTTCAGTCTATATTCATTTATAGCGACATCGTCACGATTAGAATTTCTAGATAGTCCAAATAAATCGCTTTCTAAATTGATTGTGTTGGTCATTAAGTTACCGCCCCATTTTTGCATGCGAATAAACGGGTCATCCATATATAATGGGTTCGTGCCATTTCCTGGAACATTTAACATATATCTCCCCAAACCTGTAGATTCTTGTAATTGTTTAGTAATTCTACATGGGTCATCATGAAAACGTGTGAATGACATATTTACTATATATATAATATTATTTTAATAATATATATTATCAATGTTATTTTAGATTGGATAAGGGCGTTGGTTATTTTCAATGACAAGTGGCTTTGGCATATGCACCGGTAAGCGATTGAAAAAGTTTGATGTAGGTATTTGCCTAAGTTGAGGTATAATTGGTTTTCTTGGAGTTACAAGATTTGTTGAATTTATACCAAATAACATTGATTCTATTTCAATCGGATTTTTCGAAAAGGTATCTCTCGGCATACCGCTTGGATTATAACCAATTGATGGCAACGTTTGTATAAAGGCGCGTCCTTGAGCGCCATGTAAATAATTTGTATAATTCATGTATTCTCCAAATTGGGATTGTTCTAATTTGTAATCTCCTTTGCTATTTATATTTCTGGTTGACGTCATTTTATGTATTTATATATATGTAAGCATAAAATATATCTAAATATAATCTTATAGTGCGTTTAATAAATTAGTTGAAAATCTCTCTTCAATCGTATTATTTATTAAGAAATCTATAATAATTCTGTGTAATAAATCGAATGTAGAAAAATTAAAAAGTATGGTAAAAATAATAGAATCATTATCATTATCATTACCATTATCATTAGCAAAACTAGTAACATTTTCAAATAAATTATTAATAGTATCGTTTTTCTTAGCCTTATTAATAATTTGT